TATTCCTTTTGGTCAAGGCACTACAACGCCTAACCAATCGGCTAACCTGACCTTTGATGGCACTACCCAAACCGCCCCAATCCAACGGGCTAGTAACGGGATTGTGACTAACAATCAGACCATCGGCACTAGCTTTACGATTCCATCTACGGATAACGCAATGTCGTCAGGCCCAGTAACGCTGTCGGCTGGCGTAACCGTTACAGTTTCTAGTGGGTCACGCTGGGTAGTTCTGTGAGTTTTGCTACCGCTTTCCAAGCTAATGCGTTCCAAAATAACGCATTCCAAATTGCTGGAACACCACCTGCCCCATCAACTAGAACGGGCGGGGATGACGCATGGACAGAGGATGATTTAAAGAGATTACGCAAAATATCCGCAAAGATAGCTGACCGTCAGCGCAAACTTGAGAAGGCAGTCAAAGAAGCAAACGATGCAAGAAAACAAGTGTTCAAGGATTTAATTGATCCTGCGCCTGTTGCAAAAGTTAAGAAAGCTAAAGTACAATCCAAACAAGAGGTTAAGGCTGATATACCGTCAGACGATACACTAGATTTACAGCGGTCTATAAGCTACCTTGAAAGACAACGGGATAACATCCTTGAGGCAGTAGCTTACAGACACCAGCAATATCTCATTCAAGAGCAATTGCGAGTAATGGAAGCCAAACGCCAAGAGGAACTTGACGATGAGGCGGCATTATTACTACTTCTGTAAGTGCAGACGCACAATATAAATTAGCTTACGAACACCTACACGCTGGCAGATACGAGTCAGGTTTTAGGTTATTTGAATACCGCTGGCATCCTGAGATTATTGCCAAACAAGCCCAGCCATACGCCCCAGCGTTAAAGATGCCCGTATGGAGAGGTGAACCATTAATTAATAAATCCATCACCGTACAGATGGAGCAAGGGTTTGGTGACATTCTTATGTTTGCCCGATTCCTACCTGCCCTAAAAGCGTTAGGCGCAAAGCAGGTCGTAGTCTTACAAGAAGGCACACTTCACCACCTTTTAGGTCAATTACACAGCGTGGATGTGTTTAGTAATGACTTGACAGAGGGTGCGGCAACCCAATCAGACTACTGGATAGGGTCAATGTCGCTCCCGTACTACATTTCGTTATCCCACCCGCTAGTCAAGGCTATGTTCCCAGTGACCCGTAAGAAGATTGTGGGTTCAGAAGGCTATTTACACGCCCTGCCTAGCAATATCCCGCCCAAAATCGGGGTAAATTGGGAAGCAAGCAAGCAAACCCTGTACTACATCAAGTCAATTGACTACCGACACATGGCTGAACTGGTCGGTGATGACGCTTATAGCCTAAATCCTAACTCCGATGGGCTATTTCAACCCCTGCCTGACGATGGTTGGAAGAAAAACTGGGTGCAAACCGCCTCGCATATGAAGGCGATGAAGGGAATTGTGACCGTAGACACAGGAACAGCGCATTTGGCTGGCGCATTAGGCGTTAAATGCGTGGTTTTACTACCTAAAGAGGAATTTGTCTGTTGGCGGTGGAAGAATGCCCGCTGGTACGACAGCGTTTGCCTACTTAGACCCGAAGAATACGACCAATTACCTGACATCATAAGGAGAATGTAATGGCTTTAGTCAAAGTCACCGTTAAATGCCCGCATTGCAAGGTCGATCACGAAGAATATGACCAAAGCAAGTTTGATGACCGTGAAAAGTACCTAGCCTATTGGAATCTACCCTTTGAGGGCGAGGAAGCTGACAGCGCATGGCAAGCAAAGCTGGAGATGACACCCAAGGAAGCCCCAACGGTGATACCTGACATAGAGGGTCACATAAGCATGGCAGACGGTACATGGGTATCTAGCCGTTCTAAGCACCGTGAGAACCTTAAACGCAATAACTGTGTCGAAATCGGTAACGATGTGCCTACACAGCAAAAAACCCATGAATTTAGCCGTAAAGACCAAGAAGCCCGTAAACGGCAGATTGCTGAAATAGCATATTCAAAACTTAACTATAGATAGGGAAAACCATGTCAGATGACCGCAGAGAGTTACTGGAAGCCGCACTAGAGCAAGCCGAAGAAGGCACACTTGAAGCACCTATTGAAAAGGAGATTGAAGTAAATGACGATCCAATCGAAGCCGAGAGCAGTGAAGAAAGTAGCGAAGAAAGTCTTGACCGTGACGAAAAAGGTCGCTTCAAAGCAAAGGAAGCCAGCGCAGAAGTCGATAGCGAAACCGATACCGTTGAAGAACCTGACAGCGTGGGACAAGTTCCTGCTGTGGCTGAAGAGGTAAAACGCCCAACAACTTGGAAGAAAGAGTATGTAGAAATTTGGAACAAGATGGAAAAGGGCGAACAGCTTAACAAAGAGGATTTCGTTAAGTTTGCTGAATACGCCAACCAGCGTGAAGCTGAGTACAAGAAGGGTGTATCTGCCTATAAAGCCGAAGCCGACAACGCTAGACAGCTAACCGAAGCAATTGGCCCATTTGTTCCTGAACTACAAAAGCACGGCATTCACCCAGTAGCTTGGATACAGAACCTAGGTCGGGCGCACTACACGCTTGCTAATGGAACTTACGAACAGAAGCTACAAGCGTTTAATAGACTTGCACAAGATTATGGAATACAATTAAATTCAGATAGCTTACAAATGCCCGAACAGGCGTATGTAGACCCGTATCAACAGCAGTTAATGCAACAGCTACAGGCAACACAACAGCAGGTGCAACAACTGTCAGCGATTCGGGAGCAAGAAGAAAATGCTCGTTTGATGACAGAAATCGAACGGGTAAGCAGTAACAAGGAGCGGTTTCCGCACTTTGACATGGTAAGGGAAGATATGGCTCAATTACTTGAGCGAGGTATAGCCCAAGACCTTGAAACGGCTTATGCAAAAGCGGTGCGCATAAACGATGAAGCGTACAAACTGGATCAGGATCGACTCCTGAAGTCAGCAAGTACCCAAGCATCTAAGGCACAGCAAGTAGCAAAAGCTAAAGCAACTGCTGTTAGTCCGAAGTCCGTTACTCCTAGCGGTCAGGTGTCTAAGACAGATGCAAAGGACAGACGCTCAATGCTAATGGCTCAAATAGCCGAAGCAGAAAGCGGTAGGGTTTAACTTAACTTAATAAAGGAAATATCATGGCATTTGCTAATAGTGCAATTACCGATATTATCGCTACTACCATTCAAAGCCGTAGCGGTGTATTGGCCGACAACTTGACGCAGAACAATGCAGTTCTACAGCGTCTTAACTCAAAGGGTAATGTACGCCCATTCTCAGGTGGTAATGTCATCCTCGAGGAAATTATGTACAACGATCCAGCGACTAACAATGTTAGTTCGTATAGTGGTTACGAAGTTTTAAATATCACCCCTGATAGCCCAATCTCTGCGGCACAGTTCAGCATTACTCAGTACGCTGACTCTGTAACAATGAGTGGTCTAGAGATGCTCCAAAACTCGTCTAAAGAAGCAATCATCGACCTGTTAGATGGTCGTATGCAAGTTTCTGAAGCCCGTCTTTTGAACCGCATTTCTACCGACATCTATGGTGACGGTACAGGTAACGGTGGTAAGAACATTACTGGTTTAGCGGCCGCTGTTGCTGTTGCTAACACAACTGGTACATACGGTGGTATTAATCGTGCAAACTGGACATTTTGGCAAAACCAATCTTCCACAGGTGCAGATTCTTCTGCCTTGATCCAAGCCGCTATGACTTCTGCCGCAATCAAGTCCGTTCGTGGAACTGATAAGGTAGACCTCATCATTGCTGGTAACACCCTGTATCAACGCTATGTTGCATCCTTACAAGCTATCCAGCGTATAGCTGGTGTAGACGAAGGTGCGGCTGGCTTTGCTTCCTTGAAGTTCTACGGTGGTGGTATGTCTGCCGATGTTGTACTCGGTGGTGGTATTGGCGCACAAGAGAATCCGCTTTATATGTATCTCTTGAACACCAACTACATTTTCTTCCGCCCACACAAAGAGCGTAATTTCGTTCCTATCGGTGGTGAGCGTCAATCGATTAACCAAGATGCAATCGTGAAGCTGTATGGCTGGGCTGGTAACCTTACCTGCTCTAATGCTTCATTGCAAGGCATCTTGTCAGGCACTTAATCCACTGATTAGAAAAGGAAAATTATCATGGCATATACAACTCTCCCCATCGCTGGTGTGGATTTGGATAACACAGCAATTACAAATCCAAATTCCGCTGGCACAGCAATTCCTACTATTGGGCCACTCGGTCTACAGACTTTTGGAAATACTGGCTTACGCTATGTATTCGCACAAGCTGGTGTAGCAATTGCCGCATCAACCGCTACTTGCGTAATCAACGCTTCCACATTCCAAGCTACCTTGGGTGCAGGAACATATTTGTCAGGTGCTTCTATGGCATCGGGCGATTATGGTTGGTTCAGTAAGGCTAGTGTTTAATAGCTTTTTGTAGTAAAAACGGGGGGTTACCTTAATTGGTAGCCCCTTTTTTCCTTTTAACAACCTAATACCTTAGGAGAATTAAAAATGGCATTACCTTCAGATGAAAACAACGCAGACAGCCGTTTACAGGTTCGTTTCTACAAGCGACCCGTACAACAAGAACAAGAATCTCTAGAAGCTGGCAGACCAATATTTAAAGAGTTCGACTTTGTACACATCTGTGTAGCTGGCGATACCCTGACCGAGATCGATACTTATGCGCTACCTAGCCATAAGACCCGTTTTCCGATCCAGTGGGCTAACTACATGAACCGTGTGGGCGCAAACGAACCTGATATTGTCGGCACTCCCGTATCGGAATGGCCTATTGTTTCAAAAAGCCAAGCCGAAGAGTTAAGGGCATTGAAGTTCCATACTGTTGAAGCGATTGCACACGCATCTGACTTACAGTTACAGCGCATGGGTATGGCGGCAGGAATGTCACCTTATGCATTCCGTGACAAGGCAAAGGCATTTTTAAATCTAGCTACCAATGCGGCAGAAACCGATAAGCGTGAAAGCGAAATCAATTCTTTGAAAGAAGAACTTGCCAAAAAGGACTTAGAAACTGCTAAAATAAAAGCAGAAACAGATGCGAAGCTGGCTCAAATGCAGGATCAGATGGCCGCTATACTTGCCGCTGTTGGTGAAAAGAAAACCCGTAAAAAAGCGGTAGCCACAGAGGAAGCTTAATATGTCATCGACCATGCTCCAATTAGTCCAGCAAGTAACCGCTGAACTAAACTTAGCCATTCCTACCTATGTGCAGGGCAATACAAATCAGGATGTGCAACAAGTCCTAGCCTTGATGAACCGTGCTGGGTATGACTTGGTTAAGGAGTATGATTGGCAAGCTTTGGAACTGGAGTATCGTTTCTACACCACAGCAATTACTACGACCTGCGACACGATTAACAATACCTACAATCTATTGAATGTTGGTAATGTCACGGGTCTAAACAGCAATTACTCAGTAGTCGGCACTAATGTTCCACAAGATACTTATGTAGAAAACGTAGCAGGGTCTACCGTAACTGTTAGCCAGCTTGCATCGGCTACTAGCGTAGGTGGAACTGTTACCTTCTCACAGACCAAATATCCATTACCGTCTGACTTTGAAACCATTACAGATAATACGCATTGGGATAAGACAAAGCATTGGCAGATGCTTGGGCCTGAAAATGCACAGCAATGGCAGTGGCTTAAGTCGGGTTATATCTCGACAGGCCCACGCATTAGGTGGCGTATTCTAGGCGATAAGTTCCAAATTTGGCCACCATATAACACACAAGAATATTTAGGTTTTGAGTACCGCTCAAAAGGTTGGGTAAGAAGTGCCGCTGGAGCAGTCAAAAACAGCTTTACCGTTGATACCGATACGACTGTATTGGATGACACCGTATTAGTCTTGGCTACAAAACTCAAGTATTTCCAAATCAAGTCGTTTGATACGACAGCATTGCAACAAGACTATAACCGTTATTTAAGCGTTGCCAAGGCTAACGACAAAGGCTCTGCTACCCTATCCTTTGCGCCATACCCAAGCAAGGTGCTTATTGGTTACGCCAATATCCCCGACACAGGCTACGGTAGCTAACTATGGCGGTCGCTAAAAGGTTTACCGCTACTACTACCTCGCTACCCGCCCCAATAGGGGGTTGGAATGCTAGGGACTCTTTGGCTGAAATGAACCCGTTAGATGCGGTTCAGATGGTCAATTTCTTTCCTACGCCTACCGATGTCACGATGCGTAAGGGTTACACAAAGTATTCAACAGGAATAACGGGCGCAGTCCTATCATTGATGAATTATTCAAGCCCAACGACAACTAAGCTGTTTGCGTCTACGGCTACGATTATTTACGATGCAAGCACCTCAACAGCTACATCAAGCCTGACAGGTAACACCGATGGTAAGTGGATTCATTCCATGATTACGACTGCTGGTGGCTCGTTCATGCCAGCCGTTAACGCTGTTGATCCGATGGTGATTTATGACGGTACAAGATGGTCAAGAAGTGCTACTACATCAACGGCACAGACTATTTCAAGCATTACTAGGGGTGGCACAGGTAACCTTACCGCTACCCTAGTAACTGCCAGCGCACACGGTTTAGTGACAGGTAACACCATCACCGTAGCTGGAGCAACACCCTCAGAATTTAACGGTACTTACCGCATCACGGTCACGAATGCAACAACCTTTACCTACACAATGACCACCGCCCCTAGCGGTAATGCGACTGTTGTAGGCACATATACGATTAATTACTACATTACAGGTAAAAACTCTAATACATTCGCATATGTAAATTTATTTAAAGAGCGTCTGTATTTTGTAGAAAAGAACACGCTTAATTTTTGTTATTTACCCGTAGATTCTATTAATGGGGCGGTAACCTCATTCCCCTTGGGTGGCATCTTTAAACGAGGTGGATACCTACAAGCAATGGGAACTTGGACTATTGATGCTGGCTACGGGGTAGATGACCTAGCCGTATTTGTTACAAGTAACGGAGAAGTCGCTGTTTACAAGGGTTCTGACCCATCTGACCCTACAGATTGGGCGTTGGTAGGCATTTGGAACATCGGACAGACTTTTGCCCGTAAGTGCGTCTTTAAGTACGGTGGTGACATCCTGCTTTTGACCGAAGATGGTCTTGTACCCCTATCGGCAGGACTACAATCCACCCGCCTAGACCCCCGTGTCAACATTACTGATAAGATTTTCTACGCCATTAGTCAAGCGGCAGACCTTTATGCCAATAACTATGGCTGGCAGATGAGTTACTTTGCTAAAGTCAATATGTTGATTGTCAATGTTCCCGTAACAGGCGGTTCTGAACAGTATGTCATGCACAACATTACAAAGTCATGGGGAAGATTCACCAACATTAACGCAAACTGCTGGGAATCGAGCGGTGACGATATGTATTTTGGGGCTACGGGCTTTGTAGGTAAGTTTTACGATACCTACGCAGATGCGGGTACAAACATCAAGGCATTCGTTCAACAAGCATACTCGTATTTCGACTCTAGGGGACAGCAAAAACGCTTTACCTTAGTACGCCCTATCCTACAGACTGATAACGGCTTACCGACCGTTCTATGCGGTCTAAGCACGGACTTTGATACCGTTGAGTTAACCAACCAAATATCCTTTAACCCCGCCATCCTACAAACTGGTGAATGGGATAATGATACATGGGATAACGCCAACTGGGGTGGTGGATTGACCACGACTAAGGTATGGCAGGGCGTGACAGGATTAGGCTATGCAGGGTCAGTTAGTATGAATGTTGCATCGCAAAACATTGAGTTTCACTGGGCTAGTACGGACTTTGTAATGGAGAAGGGTGGCGTACTCTAATGCTCTGTTTTGATAAAGAACTAATCGGGCAATGGGTAGCAAACCGTGTAAACGGAGTGTTTACGCCTGAAAACTCAAGCTGTATTGGGTTATTAGATAAGACAGGAACAGTCATTGCGGGCGTGTGGTACGAAGGCTATACCAAGACCTCAATAATGACCCACATTGCCATTGACGGGCAAATGTCTAAACAGTTCTTAGCTACTATTTTTGACTATCCTTTTGTACAATTGGGTGTAAATAAGCTGATTGGGCCAACCAATTCAAGTAACGAAGATGCAATGCGGTTCAATTACAAGTTAGGTTTTATTGAAGAAGCACGGATTAAAGATGCGTTCCCCGATGGGGATATGGTCTTATTAACATTAACCAAAGACAAATGTAGGTTTTTAGGAGAGAAGTATGGGAAAGAGCGCACCGTCAGCACCGCCACCACCTGATTATGTAGGGGCGGCTAAAGAAACTGCATCGGGTAATTTAGATGCGGCACGGGCTAATATTGCCGCTAACCGTGTAAACCAATACACCCCTCAAGGTTCGCTTGAATACACGATGGCAGGTGAAGATAAGTATGGCAATCCTATGTGGAGTGCTACGCAAACTCTATCCCCCGATCAGCAAAGACTGTTTGATATACAAAACAAGTTAAGCATTGGCACGGGTGAATTGGGTGAGCAGGGTCTTGGATATGTTAGAAACATGATCTCCCAGCCGTTTGATACCAGCAAATTGCCATCTACAGGGTTTAATCCTAGTCAGTCGTACCAAGATGCGTATATGCAACGCCTTGCCCCACAGCTTCAACAAAATCGTGACCGATTACAACAGCAATTAGCTAATCAAGGCATAGATATTGGCTCTGAAGCGTATGACCGTGCCATGATGCAACAAGCACAAAAAGAGAATGATTTACTCTTAGGCGCAACTACCCAAGGTTTTGATGTTGGTAACCGTGCAAGAGCGGCCGCATTTGGTGAACTAGCCTACCAGCGCAATGAACCATTAAACACCCTAAATGCTGTTCGTTCAGGCGCACAATTAAGTTCACCACAATATGTAAACCCAGCTAGTCAAGCGGTGACTGCTGGCCCTGACTTACTCGGTGCGGCACAAGCGCAAGGTAATGCGGCAATGAACGCTTACAACGCCCAAGTAGCTACCCAAAACGCTAATACCCAAGGACTCTATAGTCTTGGTGGTACAGCATTAATGGCTGGTGCATTCTTCTAATGCAAGATTTCTTTAACCGCCACAAAAAGATTGCCTTGATGTTTTCAGGCGGTAGAGATTCGCTTGCGTGTTTAGAGTTATATCGTGATTACTTAGACAAAATGACCCTAATATGGGTCAATACAGGTGCAAACTTCTCTGAAATCGAAGATTACATGGATCAGTTAAATGTTCCTAATTTTGTAGAAGTTCGCACAAACCAGCCGTTATCGTTAGAGGTAAACGGTCACCCTGTAGACATATTACCTGTTAATTTCAGCAATATTGGACAAGCAGTTACAAGCCAAAAAGACATTAAATTACGCACCTACTTTGATTGCTGTGCTGAGAACCAATGGATACCAGCGCATCAAAAGATACAAGAACTGGGGATTACTTGCGTTGTTAGGGGTCAAAGACAATCCGAATCACACACAAACCCTATTAAGTCAGGTGAAGTTATTGACGGCATTGAATATGTTTTTCCAATACTGCATTGGTCTGACCAAGATGTAGTCGAGTACCTAAAGAGCAAAGACATTGAAATTACCGAGCGTCTATCGATGTCGCACTCTAGCCTAGATTGCTGGAACTGTACCGCTTATATTGCTGACAGTAAACAACGCTTTGAGTACATTAAAAAGCATTACCCACAACAGCACGAAGCAGTAGTCAATTTGTTAAAAAGAATCGATAATGTAGTAACAGCAGAAATAAACAAAATTCGTCAAATTACAGAGGTTTAGACATGAATCCGTATACACCCCAAAAACCGTTGATGATGGACAATACGCAGGATGTATCGGGTCAGCGACCTGTATTTATGAATGAGTCTGCTCAAGAACAAATGCACCGTGCATTGTTGCAACAGAACTTAGGTTCACCAGTAGGACAAGGGCATTCACTAGGTATTAACCCTATGGCTCTTGCACAAATGTTAAGACAGGGACAAAAAGCCCCTTACGGTGGTACACCTCAAGGCGCATACGGTCAACAGAGTCAATATATGCAAGACGCTATGAACCCAATGACAAGTCAACAGCAGATGCTAATGAATCAGGGTGGCCCTGAATTTATGTCGTTTAATACCCCGTTTGCAGGATAAATTATGGCAAATTTAATAGATCAATACTCAAATCCTTACCAGCCTGAAATATTAGGCATGGATCGTCAGCGCAAGCTGGCTGAAATGCTTATTGCTCAAGGTCAGCAACAACCTCAGGGACAGATGGTAGGAAATCGGTTTATTCCTGTAGCACCAACACAGAATTTAGCTAACCTATTTAATACCGCATTGGGCGCATATGGAATGTACCAAGCGGATCAAAAAGCATTAGATTTAGCTAATCGTATTCGTCAGGGTGAGATTGAAGCGTTTGCTGATTTTGAGAAAACTAAACGAGGTACACCAGCGGTTGTTGAAAATACTGAAATGGCTGGGCCATTTACGGGCAATGTACCTAAACCTATGCTTTCTAGGGATGTTGTACCAGCAATACCACCTAACCCACAAGCGGCATACGCTAGTTTGTATTACAACCCTAAAGCATCGCCAAAAATGCGTGATTTAGCGTTTGCTAAGATAACTGCTGATCCTGAAGCATTTACTTTAACTGAAGGTGCAGTACGCTATGAAAGACAACCCGATGGAAGTATTAAACAAGTAGCTACGGGTGCTGATAAAACAAGTTCTGAATATAAAGATTATTTAGTAGCTACAAAAGACCCCGTAAATCCATTTAGAGGTAGTTTCTTAGATTATCAAACAACCTTGAAAAAGGCAGGTGCGCCTAGCGTATCTGTTAATACTGCTAATAAGTTTGCTAGTGGATTTGCTAATAAAGCTAGTGAAGGTGCATACAATATGTATGAACAAGCACTTGCCGCACCACAAGCTATTGAAAATGCAAAACGAACCATTCAACTTGTTAACAGTGGTGCATTTACAGGGGCGGCCGCTGATATTAAATTACAAGCCGCAAGATTATTTAATGTGGTGGGCGCAAACAATCAAGACACAATTAGCAAAACTGAACAGTTATTTTCTAACCGTGGTAAAGCAATGCTTGGCTCAGTTAAATCTTCAGGTCTTGCTGGTAGCCAAGGTCTGACTGAAGGTGAGCGCAAGTTCTTGACACAAGCTGAAGGCGGTACTATTACCTTAGATGCCGAAACACTAAAAGCAATGGCTGGCCTTGAAATTAAGATGGCTGTGCAAAATCAAAAACGCTGGAACGCTCAAGCAAGCAGAATGGATAGAGAAGTTCTTAATGCTACAGGGGCAGGGCCTGTTGAGGTTTATACAGGTATTGGCACGATTGATGAAAGTAATCCACTTTTAGCACCAAAAACAAAGAAATAATATGGCACTAAATCAATTAATTGGTAATCCTGATTACGAAAACGCCAATATAGCGACTAAAAACGCTATTTTTGAGAAGTTTGCAAAGGATGATCCAAACTTTACTAATGCTAATGAGGCTACTAAGGAAGCTATTAGGGATCGTTTTGGTATTAGCCAAGCCGCTATTGATCGTGAATTTCAATCAGCTGGCACACCTAGCGTATTAGATACCAAAAGTAATGAACGCAACCTTGGTGGCATCGTAAAACAAAGTGCTATTAAAGGTGTTTCAGGTTTAGGCGATATTGTTATGGGTTTTCCTAAAGATGTATCAAACCTATACCAATATTTTTCAACTAAAAATGCAGAAGTCCCTGTTAAATCACGCCCTGTAACTGGATTTTTACAGCGTCAAGGTGTTTTAACACCCGAAAACGAACCAAATAACCCGTTATACAAGGCAATTGACTTTACTACCCAAGTCGCTACTGGTGGTGGTGTTAATCCGTACACATTAGGCAGAACTATAGCAACTAAGCCAATAGCACAAGCTACTGGTGACATTAGCAAACAGTTCGGGCGTATTGCAATTGCAGGGCCAATCGGTAGTGCAACGCAACAAAGCTTAGAAGCAGTAGGTGCAAGCCCTATCCAACAAATGATTGGTACAGCCGCCACAATGGGCGCAACAGGTGCGGCTACTGGTGGTGTAAGGTCTACCCCTTCTGATGTGGTAAACAGAGGTTTAACTGGCGTAACACCCGCACAATTGCGTTTAGCCGAAATGTTGCAACAAGAATCTGTCAGACTTGGAATGCCTTTAACGGGCGCAGAAGCTATTGCTCAAGTAACAGGCAACAAAGCACTAACAGCTACACAGCGATTTGTAGAAAATGCCCCAGCAAGTTCTGCCACCATGAGTCAATTTATGGCTGGTAGACCCGCTGGCGTTCAACAAGGATTTGGTAATGTAATGCAACAGATTAGCCCTAATGCGCCTACATCTGCTACCCCATTTAATTTACAGCAAGCAGGTCAAGATGTTATTCGTGGTGCTGAACGAGGTGTTACGCAAAAAGTAACGCCTTTTTATCAGCAGGGTATGAACCAAATGAATGTTTTAGGTGCTGGTAAACCATTACCTATATTGCCTAACGAGATCAGCGCATTAAAGCAAAATTCAGCAATTGATGACGCTATTAATCATGTAACAAAAGACCCGTATTCGGGCGTTAAAGGTTTAACTGAAAACAATCCAAGAGTATTGAATGCCGCCAAGATATACCTTGATTCTCAATACCGTAACTTTTCTAAAGCCGTATCTTCAAACGAGGACAAAGCTAAAGCCGCTAATGCTTTTGGTGCAAGCCGTGAACTAGACCAGTATTTATCGTCTAAATCACCCACTTACGCCCAAGGAAGTACCAATTACGAGGTAGCGCAAAGAACCCAAATAACACCCTTAAAACAAGGGCCAGTAGGTCAAATTGCAGAAGGTGCTACAGGCGCAGATGTCTTAATGCCACAAAAACCCGTATCTTTGTATCCTGCCGACATTAAGCGCACGGCTGATCTGTTACGCAGAAAAGACCCCAATGCCTTGCCTGAATGGACACGCCAAAACTTAGAGGCAACATTTAACGAAACCACCCAAAAACTATCAAGCGGTGAAAATCAATTTGGTGGGCCTAAATTTGCCGCAAGCATTGCTGGTAATAAACAACAGCGTGACAACCTACGCACTTTGGTAACAGAATCTAGTGGTATGCAAGCATGGCAAGGATTTGAAAAGTTTTTAGATATTGCAGAAGCACAAGGTCAGCGTATGCAAGCTAACTCGGCAACATCGTTTAATGATTTAATGAAACAAGATTTAGGAACGGGCAAAGTATCTAAAGCATTAGCACCGTTAAAATTGTTCTCGAATGTTGTAGATTGGGCTGAAAATGTACAACTTGGTAGAAACACACAGATGTTAGCTAAAATGTTAACTGACCCTGATTCTGTCGCTAAATTGCAAGAACTTGCAAGAACTGGCCCAAAATCGGCTAAAGCACAGGTTTTAGCTAATTCATTGGCAGGTGCTTATGTTGCGCCAAAACCTGAACTTACAGAGGAATCAAAATGAGTAGAAACGGATCGGGTACATATTCCCTACCTGCGGGTAATCCCGTAGTAACAGGCACAACTATATCGAGTACATGGGCTAATAACACCATGAATGATTTGGCGGCCGCCTTAACTGACTCGGTTGCCGCAGATGGTCAAACCCCAATGACAGGAAACTTAGACCTAAATACACATAAGATAGTTAACCTAGTAGCTGGTAGTGCGGCAGGAGATGCAATAGAGTTTGCTCA